CAACTTGCAACTCTTTATTGCTGTTTATTATTATTGGATTTATCATCCCATGTTCGTCTAAATGTTTGTGAATAGCTTTTTGCCGTTCAAAAATAGCCCAGCTTTTAGGGTCAGAATCCAAAGTCTTGACTTTTCCAGCCCAAGTTTTTATTTCGCTAACTGCTAAACGCATTTAATTATTCTCCAAAGTTGCAACTCGCTTACGCAAGTCTTGTATTTCTTTAAGCAGGACAGGAACCAGCTTGCTATAGTCCACAGTGAGAGTATCTTCAGTATCATGTTGCTCAACTGGCAAATCATAGACTGGCTCAAGTTCCTGTGCGATTAAGCCGTATTCTTGGAAGCTGTCATCTGCCTTCCAGTTAAAACTGCGAACTTGCATTGCATCTATCTTGTCTCCGGCAGATGGCGCATCGACAATGTTCTTCTTCAAACGCTCATCGGAAGATGTTGGAAAACTTGTGGAAGTGTTGGTCATGTTTATACCGCCAACATACGTCCCAGAGTGGTAATTCAACCAAGCGTTTCTTGTTCCGCTAAAAGTTTTAATCATGTAGAAATAAGCTGGAGAACCATCTGATGTTGCATTAGCGGCTTGAAGGCTTCCAGCAGTCGTAAGATTTGCTACTGTTTTACCCATTAAAACTTGAGGAGACGAGTCTATCCTCATAGCCTCACTAGCTTGAACCCCAAAAGTCATTGCATCACTAGCGTGTTGATATTCTAAATAGCCTCTATATCGGTCAGTGCCTGATGTGCCATCTGCAAAACCAAGAGAATGTGTGCCATTAGTAGGTGAGAACAAGGTAATTCCACCCGAAGAAGAAGTGCTACCTACAGAAACATCAAGCGTACCTGCAACACCACTATTGGTTGAGCCGATTTGTATGGCTCCACCCGATGTAATGCGCATACGTTCGGCTGGTGTAGATGAGCCATCGGCAGTTGTGCCAAATGTCAGGTCAGTTGGATTGTCTCCTGCGCCGTGTGTTCCAGATGCCTCGCCTGATACATAAGCAAATGCGGCGTCAGTATTAGATGTGGAATCGTTACCACCAAACTGAAGATACCCCAGCGGATTGCCGCTAGTAACAGTAATATCATCCCTAGACAATCTAATTGCACTATTGCTTGATGGGCCAATGTTCCCAAATCTCAGAGCAGAAACACCAGAACCCTCAATGTGTAAACTTGCGTCAGGCGAACTCGTGCCGATGCCTACACGATTGTTCGTGCTGTCAACGTGTAGGGTGTTGGTGTCAACAGTCAGGTCGCCACCCACTGTCAAATTATTATCAAGAGTAGTATTTCCACCTACTTCAAAGTTACCATCTATTGTATTATTAAATACAGAGAACACATCATAGACAACTATCTCAAGAATATCTCCAGCAGTTGCTCCAGACCCTAAAACAACAGATGTACCTGACGTAGCTGTGTAGTCATTTGCAGGGTCAAGGAGTACACCATTAAGGTATACATCCATATACAGAGCATCTGAATATGATAGAGCTAAGTTAGAATCAGATGTAGTAAAGGTTGTTTGTCCAGCCGTAGCTGTATACAAAAATCTATTACGTACTCCTGTTCCTGGTTGTTTACCTATATATGCCATTATTATAACTCTGGTTGATTATCCATAAATGTTTCATAAGCAGACTTCACGCTGTCAGTCCACACTGCGTTGCATACAGCCTGAACGGTTGCATCCTCGCCTGAAATGTCTGTGTCACCCCAAGTGTCACCAGACTTCGTGCGGCAGTGCAGAACGTGTCGGTGATAGGTGCGGCTAAGTTCTACGCCATCATCCTTCACGATAGTTGCTTTGCGAACTTGGACGTTTTTGTGTTCGCCCCTGACTTCGCAGTCATATTCAAATTCTTTAGTTAGTGCCATTTTAATCTCCTAATGTCTTAATTTGTAAGGTATGTAGCATTTAGGATTAAGTAAGTATCACTGCCCAAATACGTCCCAATCATTGTCGCACTATTAGTTCTGGCATCACCAGATGCGGTAGTAAAAAGACGAATATAATCTGTATTAGGTGTCATAAATCCCGTAGTAGGATTGGCTGTGGCAAAACCAGCTACATAGCCAATAGATATGGAAGGATGAACATTACTAACATTTGCGGCAACAAACGGTAAATCACCCACAGTCAGTGCATTTGGAGTAGGCGAACCAGCCGCTGTTGTATGTAGGTATATTTGAACGGTGACCTTATTTCCAATTTTCGTGTACTTACCAGTGTTGACATCCGTAACAACGCCTGAAATAGCAGTGCTAGATTGGTCAAATACTGGCGTGAACGTACCTTCCTCATAATCATCCAGCGCATTGGCGGCAGCGGTGTCGCCATTGAACTTTAAGCCATCAGCATCAAATCGGACATATTCTTTTGTGTGTCCTTCAATCGCTAAATAGCCATTAGCATTTCCAGCCGTAACAAAAGTTTGTATTTTTGTGCCATTAGAGGTGTTGCCATTTTGAACATTTAATAAACCATTTGTAGACAAAATAGAAAGCGGTGCGCTAGGACTTGCAGTGCCTACCCCGACCCGGTTATTTGTGCTGTCAACCTTAAGAGTGCTAGTATCAACAGTAAGGTCGCCAGTAAAGGTTGCTGCTGCTCCAGATAAAGCACCCGTAAAAGTTCCTGTTGATGCCTTAAGAGCCTGTGCTGCAGGATGCGTTGCACTTAGTTGTAGCGGTCCACGATTTACTACATAGATATTATTTGTTCCAGAGCCAGGAGCAGCAGTAAAAGTAAGTGTAGTTCCGTCTACAGTATAAGCAGTTGTAGGCTCCTGCCTTACATTATTTACAAAAACATCTACAGTATTTGTTGTTGCCCCTTCAGACAAAGTAAAGGCAGTAGTAGATGCATTACCACTAAAGGTATCTTTAGATGGTTTTGTTGTAAAGTTACCACTTGCACTATGTCCAATATATGCCATTAGCTAGCCTCCAGTGCAGTCAAGCGTGTTTCAATGTCAGCCAAGCGTTGCTCAGTAGCCGCACCAATAAACGCCAGCAATTCAGGATAGCGAACACCAAGACGGGTGCGCTCTGTTGCGCCTTCAGGGGCTTCGTCGGCTGTGTTATAGGTGTCTGTGCGAGTGTATGCGTCTTGTTCTTCAGTTCCGTTTTCCTCGTTTGCTTCAACGGCTGGCACATCCGTATATGTTTCATACCATGTATCTGAACAGAAAAAGGCATATTTAGTTGCATCAAGCCCTGCATCGCTCATTGCCGACTGCACCTCTTGTGCGATAACGCCAGCGTGTGTTCTGGCACTGTCACCTTTTGATGTAACCTTATCTTTCCACTTGAAGGTCTTGAACAGTTTGCTAATTGCTTTAGCGGCTGTAATCTCTGCAGATGTTAGGCTGGCAATGTCTTGCTTCATTGTTTGGTCAGATGGTTGGATAGTGCTGTTACTAGCAAAGATGTCGTCAAATTGTGCGTTTGATTGGCCTAAATCTGTCGTATTATCGCTTAACGCACCCGCCGTAGTTACAGGAAGCACCGTCTTAGAACTTGCCGCAAACCTTAAAGCCGCATGATTGTTGTCCACCCCTGCAAAAAATATATCACCACTGACTGAACCAATCGTACCGACAGTTGTGCCGTCCTTGCGGAAGTCTGCAATAGTCCCGTCACTTGATTGTCTGTTTAAGTAAAGAGCTGTCCCGCCAGACCTAGCAACTGCAATATAATCTGCACTACTATTTAATTGTATCCCAGCATTACTGCTTGACGATGCAACACCGCTTGATGTCGTCCCCACCAGCAGATTCCCGCTGTTGTCGATGCGCATGCGTTCTGCGTTATTAGTAACAAAGGCCATTTTAGGTGAACTGCCGCCAGTGTTAACAATTCGGTTATAGCCGTATCCTGTGCGTGGTTGAAAAACAATCTGCGAAATCGCATTATTGTTTCCGCCTGATTGCTCAAGAAATAGAGTTGAACCAACATCCAGTTGTCCATCAGTAGCCGAGCCATCATATGCTGTTCGTTCATCCACTTCTATATGAAGCAAACTACTTGGCGAAGCGCCAATCCCAACCCGATTGTTCGTGCTGTCAACCTTCAGAGTGTTTGTATCGACCGTAAAGTCGCCAGTAATAGAACCAATACCATCATTAATAATTTTACTAATTGTCACTAGGTAATCTCCAAAATACTAAGTGAAACATCTGCAGAGCTTGCAGTATCACTTGTTACCTTAAGAACATCTGATGCTTCTAGAACAACCTTCTGGTCGCCGCCCACTACAACCAGTGAGCTTCCTGCAGGAACAGGAGCAGCTTTAACTACGTAAATATTATCACCATCATTATTTTCAATTTGAACATCTACTGCTATTTGAGATGCAACTATGTTTGCAATTGCCAAACCAATAATAGTTGTCTCTGTAGAACTAGGACAAGTGTAAATGGTAGCAGCACCAGTTCCTACTCCAGTATCTGTTTTCAATTTAAACGCATTAGCCATATCGTATTATACTCCATAAATTATCCTAACGCAATAGCAAATGCCACAGCTGCAGCGTTAGCATTGCTAATACTGGTTGCCATAGTTGCGCTTAGTGTTGCTATTGCTGTATTACTATTTCCAACACTTGTAGCCATAGTTGCACTCAATGCAGTTATTGCTGAATTACTATTACCAATACTGGTTGCCAGTGTTGCAGAGGTTGCGGCAAATGTACTAGACACTGCAGCTATTCTAGTCTCTAACGTAGCCGATGTCCCTGCACTTGCAGCAGCCACAGCGATTGTATTCACTGAAGCTACCGCATCTAAGTTTGTTTTAGTAAGGACAGATACTGCAGCTATTCGAGTCTCTAGTGTAGCAGAAGTGGCTGCAAAGGTGCTTGACACTCCTGCAATCCTAGTCTCTAATGTAGCAGAGGTTCCAGCACTTGCCGCCGCTACAGCAATTGTATTTACTGAAGCAACTGCATCTAGATTAGTTTTAGTGAGGACAGATACTGCTGCAATCCTAGTCTCTAGCGTAGCAGAGGTAGCGGCAAATGTAGAAGATACCCCTGCAATCCTAGTTTCTAGTGTAGCAGAGGTGGCTGCAAATGTGCTTGACACTCCTGCAATTCGAGTTTCAAGAGTTGCCGATGTACCTGCACTGGCATAAGCTCCTGCCGAAATAACAGTATTAATAGATGTAATAGAATCTAAATTTGTTTTAGTAAGAACTGACACTGCCGCAATGCGTGTTTCAAGTGCAGCAGAAACCGTAGCAATACTTGTTGCCATGGTATTAGAAACAGTTGCTATACGAGATTCAAGAGTAGCCGATGTAGCTGCAAAGGTACTTGATACAGTAGCAATACGTGACTCAAGGGCTGCTGAAGTAGCAGCAAAGGTACTTGATACTCCTGCAATTCGAGTCTCTAATGTAGCAGATAAAGCAGCAACTGTAGAAGATGTAGCAACAGGCTCACTAGCAACCAATATATTTGTGGCATTTACTGTTGTTGCACTTACCGTGCCAGCACTAACAGTTGTTGCAAAAAAATTACCAGTTCGTAGACTACTAACACTTACATCTTGAAATACAAGATTGGTTGCATTCAATGTACTAGTAGTAATACTTGTAGCTATAATATTTGTTGTTTGTAAATTTGCTGGTTGAAATGCACCACCAACAATTAGACTGCCAGCAATACTTACATTGCCAGTAAATGCAGCAGAAGTTTGAGAAAGTTTTAATGGAGAGTTATTACCAGAACCATCTTGGACATTACGCAGTGTTTCATCTATACCATTATTGGAAGCACTAGAATTAATCTGCAATAAATCTTTATAGGTATTTGCAATTTTCTTACCTGTTAAATCTGTCATTATACTATATTCCAGTTCTTGTCAACATCTTCCCAATTGTCAAACACAGCCGCTTCCCAATTTAGGTTTCTATCGTTATTAAATTCAGGTCTAGCATCTTTAATAAACATGCTTCTATCTATAGTAGATATAATTTTATTTTGTGGATGATTAACTAAGTCGTAACCTTTTTCATTATCTTCTGGACAAACCCAAAGACCATAACTATTTTTTTTCATTACTGTCCGTGGATATGCAAAGCCACAAACATCGCAGACTATCTTATTATATTTACCTCTTGCCATATTATAAACTCGGTAGCCATGCTGATACAGGAACTGCGGATACTATATTTACTGGTAGCCTTGGACTATCAACATTTACATCATCAGTTACTCTAGCTATTTTATTTTGGGGATGACTTACTTTATCATACTTTCCTTCAAAATCGGTAGGACACACCATCATTCCATAACTATTCTTTTTTAATTCACTAAGCTTGTAACGAAAGCCACAGACATCACAAACACCTAACGCCTTAGTCACTTAGTAACTTAATCTAGGCCGAATAAGAAGGCTGACACGTTCTTTGTCTTCTTCCTGCGCTCTAGATAACCTTTCCTCATATTCTTGCTTTAGTAAGTTTATTCGACCAGCATCAACCCCTGGTCTTTTCATAGACATAAAGTATGCTGTACCTGCAGTTAGACAGGGCAAAAATCTTCTAGAGACATCAGCACTCTGAGAAGAACGTGTGACATCTTGAATATATTTTACAGTTTCTAATTTAAGTTGGTCAGTGCTATTATCTGGTAGAGGCCATAGATGAATAACAACATTATCACGGTCACGCCTAACTGCATATTGAGATGGACGACCCGTCTGAGATTTTCTAGGAATCTTTAAATATTCTTCCATAGATATTCTATTTAGTTGTAAGTCAGTTTTGTTGTCACCATTAACTCTATTAATGACTGCTTCAACAACATCAATGTTATGTGCATCTAAGCTATAAGATGTAACACTTGTTGTTACGGACACCGCCGTAGTTCCAACTGTCCAAAGTTGGATACCACGGTTTTGCCAATCTTGTAGAAGAAGATTTATAGAACGGCGTGCAGAGCGAGGCTCTTCACCTAGCGTGGGTTCACCACCAATCATTTCCATTGCTTCTTGGATTACTTCATCAATATCCATTGAAAAGCTATATGTTCCTGATGTTGCCATTACGAATTATCCTTTTCCTTATTTTTTTCATTACACTTGCAGTTACAGTTTTCTTTGCCACAAGTTTTTTTAATATAAGTATTTCCCATAATATTTTCACGCTGGGTCATGGAAGAATTAACATTGTCATATATTTTGTGCATCAGCTTATTCCTCGGTTTAAACCAAAAATACTTTTCTTTATTTCGTAATGCCATTACTTCCTACGTATGGTGCGACCAGTCCTATTACGACTTACGCCTCTTGGACGCTTCAAGCCAGTAGTTTGTTTTTTAAGACCACCTGCCTTTCTAATCTGCTGACTGGTCGCTGCCCTTGTTATTGTCATTTTATTTAAGTTTGCCTTGTATTTTTTCTATTAAGACCAAAAGTTTGTTTTTGACTTTTTGGAGGGCGTTTTTTACTGCCAGACTTACCCGCCCAAAATACTTTATCAGCCCAGTAAGCAGCAGAACATTTACCTTTAGAAATATTTTTTGCATGTCTTGCCTTAAAACTTTTACGAGCTTCTTTGCTATAGTTATGACCCATCCCTTGTGCGCCAAAACGAATTGTTTTAATTTTCCCATTATCACATCTTACTGCAACTACTGCTTTTTTAGTTGGGTGTTTAGGAGTCATCTTTGGTTTATTCAAACCCTTAAGTCCTAATTTTTTTAATCTATTTTTTTCTGCATCTGTTAGTGACATTAGTATATCCTATTATGTGGAGCTTTACCATATTTACGTTTATTAATTTTACCACCTGTTTTTGCTTGACGAAATTGTGAAGTTTTCTTTGCTATAGCTTTAGGCTGGTCAACAAATTGTTTTCCTTGTTTACTTCCTTCTCTTTTTGCTCTCGTAGTTGCCGCATATTCTGCTGGGGTGAGTGCCTTAATAGCCGCTTTTGGTAAGTACCTTTCGCCAGTCTTGCTTGACGGTTTGCCACTTTTAGTTGTCCACTCCTGATTTCCCCAATTTACCAAATCTTGTTGTGGCTTTTTTCTTTTTGGAGTTGTTTTTTTCGTTCCTCTTGACATTTAACATACTACGCTTTGTAGCCTCCACCTGCTGCTTTATATTGTTTAGCCAGCATTTGTGCTTTACGTGCCGACCACTGACCAGGCGCACCCCCTGCGCTACCTGCTAGAATTTTTTTAAATAGTCTTTTACGTAAACCAGGTTTTGTATAATTACCTGCTTCATTTACACGACTTTTCTTTTTAGGTTGACTTCCTTTTTTTAATTCTATAGTAGATAAAACCTTGGCTTGTTTGGCATGAGTCTTACTAGCTTTTTCTAAACCTTTAACTACTTTTTTTAGTTTGCTTGCAGATGCAGTTTTACCACCTGTAGCTCTTTTAGAAACATTACGGCCTGCTTCACTCATAGCAATAGCTACTGCTTGATTTTGACCATAGCCTTCACCCATTAATTTGCTAATGTTTTTGCTAATAGTTTTATCGCTTGTTCCCTTAGATAAAGGCATTAATTTTTACCACCACGATTATCAGAAAGCTGCTCTTCAATAAACTTTTCATATTCTTCCCGTTCTTTCTTTTGAGCTTGCTCAAAGTCATAAGCACGTTGCCCTTGTTCAGGTGTACCACGTGTACCGCCTTCACCCACAGAACCAGCCATTTGACCCCCTGTTTCTTTATAACCCATACGATTACGAACTTTGGTTGGAAGCTTTGCTAGACCTGGATTATCTGTTGGAACATCTTTTTTAGACATATCTTTCTCCTATGATTTAGATACTGCACCACCGCCACGAAGAGCTACGCCCATACCACGACCTGTTTTACCGCCTGCCTTATAGCCTTTAGTTTTCATTTTACCACCTGCAGCATAGCCTTTAGTTTTCATTTTACCACCTGCAGCATAGCCTTTACTTTTCATTTTACCACCTGCATCAAATTTACCTAAACGTCTTTTGCGTTTAGCAGCAGCACTTTTTCTATATCCTGTACTTTTTTGTTTATCTTCTTCTTTTACAGTTCTGCGATTAAAACCAGGTTTACCTACTTTAGTGGTTTTAGTTTTAGAAATAGATTTTGTAGGTGAAGTTTCAGGTTTAGGAGCAGGTTTAGGAGCAGGTTTACGAGAACGCTGTCGAGTACCTGTTGAAACTCTTCCTTCTAAATTTTTTCTCATTGCATCTGTAGGAGATTCACCTGGTGCAGGTTTAACAGATTTAGATACAGAATCTTCTGCAAGACGTTTTGCTCGTGCATTATTTTCTCTTTGCGCTTTAGCTGCGGTTCTACGTGCTTGGTCAAGTTGAACACCCGTTAGAACAAGACCTGCACCACCAGCAAGTCTACCCATCATTTGTGTTGCAGCTTTTCCTGCTAGACCACGTTGAGCAGTAACTGCAGCCAATCTTTCTGCTGCTTTTTGCTTAGTTGCTTTTTTAGCAGCAACAGTTGTGGCTCTTTTTTCTGCGGCTTTTTGCCGTGCTGCAATTTTTTTAGCAGCTTTTTCCATTAATTCAAAATCACTTTCCATTACGGTGTTCCTCCTAATGTATTTTCACCAAACATAGAAGCAGGTGCTTCCATATCATCACGCCTTGTTCTACGTGCTTGGTTTCTTAATGCTTCAATTGCGTTTTGATAACGCTGTTCATAATAATTACTTACTGTAAAGTTTTTCATAAAGTCACCCGCCTCGACCATGCAACCATAAAACAAGGCATCATAGCAAAAGTCAGAGAAGTAATTACTTTGATTTGCACTGGTTAGTGTAGTTGGTCTAGCGACATATACAAGTTCCCCACCGTAAGTAGCACTTGCAGTAGGAGCAACGATAACATTGGTGTTTGTTTTCTTTGCATAATATTTTGGGGTTCCTGTACTTGCGCTGACAGGCCAGTAATCATAAATAAACTCGTCTGTTCTTTGCAATAAATTAATTTTAGTTCCGCTATCTTCAATACGAAGATTCTTTACATAACGTGTTCCAGAAGGAAGAGTAAGTTCGTTTTTACCTGCGGATAGTGTAACTGATGTAATTGTTACCAAGCCATAGTCATCCAATGTTTTAGTTAGTCGTTCTTCTACACGATTAACCATATTGGGTATAGCTGATACAAATTCGCTGCCATCGTTTTCAGATGCTTCGATAATGTCGGTAACAAGATAAGTATAATTAGCCATAATAAATAGTCGTAGAAATAGTTGTTGCTGCCGATACAATAATTTTACCTGACATGCGAATACCATTATCTGCGAAATCCTGATAATTGTTTCCGTTTACTTGAAACTTAATTCGACCACCATTGGTATTACCAAAAGGGTCAGCAGATGTACCAGTGATAACTACGATACCTGTGCCTACACAGTTAACACCACGTACACGGGTGTCAGTAACAGTTACACTAGTAAGAGAATCTACAAAAGTACCAGTTCCAGAAACAAATGCGCTTCTAATATTAGTCATTGATTGCTCCTATAAAAATGTCAATAGGTATATTATACTAAAAAAGGGGGTGAGATACAAGTCCCACCCCCTTTAAAGGTTAACGTATAGGTGTTTTAATTAAGCACCTGCGCTTCCGAAGAAACCACGCCAGTCACTGAAACCAAACGCATAACGCTCACGAGCCTTAAAGCGAAGGTTGCCAGTGTCGAAGTCAGGCTCCATTTTAGTCTGAAGCGGTGAACGGACGAACATCTTCGCACCATTCGGAACATCAGTCTTAATGAAGTAACCATTTGTGTCCGTGAAACGGCGATTCACAAAGAAGCCATTCGGGACAAGACCTTGATTGCGAATGCTGTTAATGTCGTTGACATTGGTAGCATTGTTAACAATCGTGGTTGACAGAGGCGAGTTCAGAATCTGGTCTGCAGTAAAGGCCAGGTCTGATGGGATGTGCAGGCTTTCGGCTTGCGCTCCAACTAGGATGCCACGGTCATCTTTAGTTTTAGAAATAGCAATCAGTGCAGTTTCCAGAGCAGCTTCTGAAAGGTCAGAGGCAGCTAGAAGGTTGCTTTGGTCGCCATTACCAATGGTGGGATGGTCAGAGGCAAAGAAAGATTTGCCATCACCACCCGCAAAGGATGCGTTAAAACCGTTGTTGAAAACATCAGCAGCTTTAACTTGTTTAGTGTTCGCCATAGCACGAGCCAAACCTTTGGCACGCAGTTTAGCGAATGTGTCATAGAGGTTATCCTCCATAGCTTCTTCCGTAACGGCGAAGCCAAGGGCAATAGTCTCGTGTGTGTAACGAGATGTAAAGCTTTCTTGGGCATCGTCATAAGATACGGCAGCACCTTCACCTTTTACAGGTGCAGTACCAAAGCCAGTGAAGAGAACTTCTTCTTCAAATGCACGGTCTGAATTTTCAACTTCATACAGAGGTGCATGTTCATCAGAAACTTCCCCATACTCAAGGCCGAATACGGCGTTAAGACCAGGGAGAAGCTCTTTTGCAATACTTGCTCTATTAATAGCCATTATTATTTATCTCCCTTAGTTGGTTGTTGTCACAACGGCTGAAGTCAGAACATTCTGATAATCATCCGCACGATGGTTGAACTCAACTTCCATCTTCGTGAACGCATCGCCAACTGCATTACCAGGTTCATCAACGATACCAATGATACGCAAAGCACCATTAGTAGCTTTACCAGTTGTACCAGCAGTCGTTTTAGCAACAATGGTTGATTTACCAGTAAAGGTAGAACCACCAGCAATTGAGCTAACTTCTACGTTTCTTCCGACAATACCAGCAGCAACTGTGGCATTTGAAGAAATAATGTAAGTTTGATTCGGATTGTCATTTACCAAACCAACGATGTCTGAAGCAGACACGCCAGAATAGTAGGATTTAAATTTTTGTTCCCCGTTTTCTACATAGCGGCAACCTTGGAAAGTACCAACAGGCACTTCAGTTGATGTTACGCACGGTGTAAGTGTACCAGAGGCAATACGTACAGGAGTACCTGTGTACATTGCCGTAGCACCTGAAGCAATAGGATATTCGTTCAGGCCGTTACTATTTGGTGCAGCACCACGAACACGGGAAGGCTGAAGTCCAGTAACTTTAGTAGCAGACATATTTTTCTCCTTCAGTGTTTAAATTTAGTAACCAGACTTCGCAACCTTTTAATCAAAAGAAGGGGTGCGACCCTTAGTTACATTGGTTTTGCTTTGATTTTGAATAGGCATTTTGCGATTTGATGCGCCTTCAAGCTGTGCATTGACAGCATCAACCATCTCTGCAGATGCGTTTTCAAAATGTCTTTGTCGAGCTTCTGCACGTTTGAGTGGCAACTTAGCAAGTGCCAAATCTCCTCGACATACAGTGCCTTTGTAGCGACCTTCATCTTTAATTGCAGATGTGTGCGCTAGTTCAGGTACTTCATCAAGAGAAACAAACTCCCAGCCTTCAGCCATTCGTTTACCAACATTTGTATAATCATCACCACCTTTTAGGGTTGTACGTATCCAACGGAGTTTCATTCCTTGGTCTTCAAACCTTGCGGTTACTGATTCAGGAATATCTAAAAGATTTGGTTCACGATATTCATAGTCTTCGGATTCTCTTGTTTCCAGTTCACGACTCTGGGTGTTACGTGTAGTGTTTCGTGCCATAAGTGTATATCCTTTCGCAACTATTAGTTAATTGTAGTATATTCGCCTTCGCCTGCCTTTTCGACTTTTAGCTTTTCGGCTGCATACTGTTCAAGTGATATGCCCCATTTTCCTGCAAGGCGTACATCTTCTTGTGAGAGTTTTACCTTTTTACTTGATGAAGGTGCTGGAGTGTGCGAAGCTCCTGCAACCACTTGAGCAGGTGTTGACGTTTCCTGCGGTACGGGGGTTTCGGTTGCTACTTCTTTGGTAGCTTGTCCAAACTTTTTTGGAAATATTTCTGCCATACGGCGGTCAACTTCCTGATAATATTCGTCATCACTAGGGTCAAACCCGTCTTCTTGAACATCTTTATCAATCTCCAAAGCAACGCTAGTCAGCACACGATCTGTATTAAACCATTCATTTGCTGCCGCCCAATCAGTTGCTTTACGCTGTGCTTCTGATACAGTAGTAGCAGCCGCTTGGACTTGTTGTTGCTCCTCAAATTTCTGAGGTT